TCAAGGAAATTACGAACGACGCTGAGAGCAAAAAAAGTCTTGCCCGTGCTTGATTCTCCTGCCAAGGCAGTAACTTTGTTGGAAGGAAGACCTCCATACAGCGAACCACTAACCAAGGCGTTAAAGATGTAACTGCCAGTATCGACATAGTTAGTAATGTCGCCAGCAGCAACTCCTTCGCTAACCAAACCAGCAAATTCATTTCCACTATCTTTAATTACAGAATCTAAGAATCCCATTGCGTTGCTTCGTCCTCGTAAAAGTTTACATAATTATAATCGTTGCTCATCATTTTCGCAAATGCACGAGCAGTGTCATAGTTTTCAAAACACTTGACATCTTCAGGACCAATTTGTCCCACGACATGATTGGTCCAGGTAACTACAAATACTTTTGTCATTCAAAGAAGCTCCCAATAGTGATGACCTTCTCATGGGTCCAACCAATGCATTGTAGCACATTTTTGAGAGGATCCAAGAAGGACTTCTCGAATTGTGTTTGATAATCCACATACTTATCCAGGTTGAACTCTGGTGGTATGGTGCTGAAGAATGAAATAACATTCTCCATCGCTGGATTGGGTGTCTTCAGGTAGATGAACTTAATCTTCTCACCTTCCTGAATCATTTGGTATTTGTTTTGGACTTTGTTTTTTCGCACCAAGTGGTTATAGAGGAGAGCGCCTCTGACATGAATTGGTGTGCCCTTTTGGTAGATTTCTTTCGGGTGATAATATTTGTCCACTCCGTTGCATCCTCTGGGGAACGCGACATATTCATATTCTTGATTGCGCGTGTCGCGTTTGACCTCATCGATGAAATTGATGAGATCATCATTTGTTTTGCTGATGATGAGTTTGAATGCTTCATAGAGTTTGTCTCTAAAATAAGCAGGAGTCGATGACCTGGCAGTCTCAAGACCCATGATTTTCATCTTGGGTTGCTTGTATCTGACACCCTCGCTGTCCCACACATTCAATATGTATCGCTTCTTGGCAGTCCAGATACCTTTGTCTGCGATATTCTCTCGCTTCATCTGCATTTTTTGATCGTATGCCGAAACATACGACGCCAGTTGTTCATATGAACTCTCAATAAAAGGTTCCAGTTTCTCCTGGCAGATCTTGTCAAGTATGGTAACAATCGCTGCTTTGTCGCCAGACTTATTAGCAAAAAATTTACTAACAAGAGGTCCAAGGTTAAGATAGATTGAGTCAGTGTCAGATGCAATGACATAATCCTTCCTCTCCGTTTGCAAAAGATTATTTAGATACTCGTTCATGCGGTTCTCTATCCACCTGATAGAGAGTTGTCCTGACAGTGTGATTGCTTCTGCATTTGCGAGCCTGTAATAACGAAAATGCTCGTTACCGATAGCGCCATAAGCACTATTAAGACTAATTTTCTTAGCCATCTGGATGTTGTTACATCTGGATATTTCGTTGGTAAGTTCAACGGACGGATTTTTTTCATATTCTTTTTTGGCAGCGATCATTTTCTTTTTAAAAATGACGCGACTGTCATACATCTTCTGCATCATCTCTGGCAAGAAACCATGAATGTCCTTACGGTACTGGGCACCGTTAGCACAGACAGCATACTCACCATCAACAGTTACTTCCTGCTTGAGGAATCCATCAACAGTCGCGCTGGGATGTCTCTCATCCAGTAGCGTCTCTGGTGAGATATTGTACTGCATAATAAGATGAGGATACAGAGAGTTAAGGTCAAAACTGACAACCCAATCATAGATTCCTGGTTTCGGTTCCTTGACATATGCACCCGCGTACTTTTCTGACTTGTCGTTCTGCTTTTTAGGAGGGATCGCAATCTTCCGTTTGAGCAGTTCGACATAGATATAGTTATCCCACATGCGAACTTGAGAAAACACATCTTCATAGTTCACCTTAGCATCATATGCCATGGTGAATGCCAAGTCAAGTAACTTCATCTTATTGTCAAGTTTATCAACCAGACGAACATCGTGGATGTTGTAGTCAATGAACTTTTGCCAATCGTTCTCGTAGAATTCTTTGAAGGTATCGTACTCTGAGTGGTCTAATTTTTTCTCTCCGAGTTCGACGCTGCAGATGTGGTCGAGTCGATAAGATTCTTGATTAGTGTAGGTGAACTTTCTGTATAATTCAAGGTAATCCAGAGTAGAAATGCCAGGAAGATCGTAGGCAATTTGTTTACGTCCTTTAATAAAAATTTCCCTATAAGAAACAAGCTTCCAAGGACTAAGCATCTTAGTATATCTCTCACCAAGAATCCTATCAATGCGCCTAGCAATATAGGGAATATCAAAAAGCTGAACATTCCAACCAGTAATTACATCAGGGAAGTTTTCATTCCAGTATTCCAAGAACGCACCCAGCATTCCCTTTTCTGTTTTGAAATGCATGTAGTCCACCAGGGGGTCCCTGTTATCGTATGCTCGTGCCCCGAACACAACAATGCGACCAGTGAAGCTGTCTTTGATACTGATGGCAAGGATTGCCTGATCGGCAGTCTCGATATCTGGAAATCCGTTCTCGGCAGCGGTCTCAATATCGATGTTAAATATGCGGATGGCACTGCTGTCGAATTTGAGTTCATCTTGTGGATACTCCTCTGCGATATATTGATATAAAAATCTACTGTTACCGTATATATCGAAGTCTTCTACATCACGGTATCTCTTTATGAATTCCTTGGCGTCATTGATAGAACCTTGCTTCACTGGTTCGACACAATCACCCTCTAGGGTACGCCATTCTGAATAATTTTTTGTAGGGACATACAGGGTCGGGTTGAAGTTGACCCTGTATGAGAAAGAATGCCCATTTTCATGACCACGAACGAGCAGACGGTTGCCCGCCTGCTCAACATTAGTATAAAACTTCATTCAAATTCAATGTAACGGGCAGTCATTTTTCTGGATGCATTTACCAGAACTGTAATGTCTGACGATCTGACAACAACTTCAGTATCATCAGAGTAAGGAGGCCATGGAGTGAGTTGATCTCCATTGACCTCCAGAGGACGCTTGAGGATGCAGTCGGGATCACCGTACTGTACATCCTCCACCTCATCAACTAACGCTAGCAGCCACTGGTCCTGAAGTCTCAGCAGCCGCACCTCGGTTTCCATCGGTTCCATTTAGAATATCCTCACCATTATTAGGAATGAACGAAAGGTCAACACCTGCCTCTTTCAACTTGCTAATATAATTAACAAGAATGTCTTCATTAGGTGGCATAGCAGTCACCACATGAGAAGGGTTGAGTCGGAAGTCTTCGTATGGAGTGAAGACATTCCAACGACGATAGTTCACACGATACTGTTCGTTAGCAGGATCGTCTGATTCAAGAGTCATGACCAGTGGGTACAGCAATTGATATGCAACAAACTTATCTTCTTCGCGAACTTGAGTAAAGTTGCAGATAATGTTTTCACCAGTCTGAATCGTAATGATACGAATATTATGATTAATTTGAGTCTCAGTAGTCATAAGTTTGCAAACTTGTACGGTTGTATTCTAAACTATAAATGGGTGACTGTCAAGTCAGAGGTAGTCTTTGCGTTGATGGCGCTCGGGTACGATTTTATTCAGTTCGATCACTAGCATCCCATCCTCAAATTCAACTGATCCAACTTCCGTATCGTCTGCCAGTGTCCATGCTCTGGTGAAAGATCGTTGAGCCACTCCTCTATGGACATATGTTGTCTCAGTTTCTTTATCTTCTTTTTGTCCTTCGACGAATAATTTTCCGTCTTGCGTGTAGACATATACTTCTCCTTTCTTAAATCCAGCAAGTGCTAGTTCTAGTTTTGTCAAGATATTATTTACTTGAACTAGATTATATGGTGGGTAGTTTGATGTAGTTTCGTGTAGAGAAAAAATTCTATCAAAATATTCATCCATACCAATACTGTTCCTGTTGATTCTATCGAACAGTTGGTTTACATTAGCTGCATTAAAGCGCATTAGATCTGCCATGATAGCTCCTTGATAAGCGAGTTTGTGTTGTGTGGTCCCCGAAGGCAACCTGGCGTAAAAGGGGGGTGCGAACACCCCTCATCCTCTTACAGGTATAATTATAACACTAAAGTGGCGATGCTTTTGCAATAATTTTAGCAAGATCCGAACTTTGTGATTCGGTTTTCAGTACAAATTTGATATCATCCTTGATGAAAAGATCAAATGCTAGTGAAAACCGAACCTGACCTGCTGAATTATTTGCAACACCATGCTGCAACCATGAAGGAAATAAACAGATAGTTCCTTTCTTGTTCGGACACTCAAATGGTCCGTCATATAAACTAAAAAGAGGCAACCAATAGTCAGTTGAGGTAGGGTAGTCATCTAGACTCATGTTACCACTGACAAAGGTATAGTCATGCAATGAATGGGAGTGCATACCAATTGGTTCTCCTGGTTCTAATCGAACTCCCCACCCACGAATTAATAAATTTTCTCGTTCTTCTGCATAAACATTCAGAGACATACAATAATGGACATATGTCTCATAGATTTTAGATTTTAATTCCTTAATGCATGGTTCATCCCAATCAAATAGATTGTATTTTGTCCACTGATCAAAGAAATTGTTGTTTGTTATACTCTCATTATAAGATCCAACACCCGCTTTCTGAATGATGCGTTTGAGTTTGGATGAAATATTTCCTGCATACTTATCAATGTACAGGGAAACATCAACATTTGGAGCAAATGTTGTTAAAGGATTAGTTTTCCATCGATGTAGTTTAGGGTCAAGCGTTGACTGCTTGATCCCTAATTCATTCACGCCAGGCATCAGACCTCTTGCTTCTTCCTTCCGATATTATACTTACTTTCTAGTGTCCACTCACCCTTTTCTTTAAATGCTAGGACTTTAATTTGATTTAGTGGTGCCAGATCAGCAATTTGTTCTGCGTTGACAACACCAATCAATCCCCAGTCACTCAGCAACTGAACGATACGGTTACGACGCTGCACATCATTCAAAGAAAAGTTTGTTTTCTTACCATCCAAGGCAAACAATTCTTTAAAGTGTACAATATAATACTTGCCCTGCTTATGTAGAATATGACAGGACTGATAAATCTTTTTTTCTTTGCGTGATGCTACACCAATCCTAGTCAGTGTTTCTCTCACCTTGAGGAAATCATCTGGTTCTTTAAGAACCACTTCAATCATATCAGATTGCTTCCACTGTACTTCAGTTTCAACGCTCATGCTTACCACCTTTTCTCAATGAATATGTAATACTATCTAGTTGATCCTTGGTGAGAATTCTCAATGCTTGCAAAGCTTTATCGTCATTATAACCATAATAATCTTTGACTACATCAAGATAATCAATAGAATCTTTTCGTGCCCAAGGAGAGAAACGCTTCCTAGGCTTCACACTATTTAGCAAAAAGTCATATTGCATCTTCTTTGGTAGGTGCGAACACTTGTTCATCTCATTGACATAGAGGATAGTATCAGTGAAAGAACTGAGGCACCTGTTAACAATGTAAGGAGGATACCCTCGCTCAGCATCAATATCATCATTGAGAATGTTCTTCTTAGATTGGTTGATTGAATACAAATAATCTTTTAGTTGGTAAGACATATGTTTGCAGAAATTACAGTTCTCTTTGAATCAGTTGGTGGCACTTCGTGCTTAAGATAAGCAGGAAATATAATTAACTTACCTGTCTCAGCAGGTATCTCTAGTTTACCCTCAAATATAATAGGAGAGCAACCCTCTTCAGCATCAACATAATATGCACATGCAAATGTATATGGAAAATGTTGATGTTGTTGTGCAGAATCTCCCTTCTCATATTGCATCACCCAAAAATCTTTGCAGTTGAGTTTTGCATCATGATCATAGTAACCTGCCATGATAAATTCACAAGCACCAACTAGGTGCTCAACGAATGGATCAAACTTATGATTTATCTTATGAGTATCCCAAGCACTATGCCATGCATTGACATTGCTTTTGTACGATTCTGGATGCTTCTTTCTATGTTTCTTGATGATACGAGAAAGTCCCCACTGTTCTGGATCCTCGTGAAGAATGAACACGGGAATCTCCTTGCGAACAGTGGAGATATTGATTCCTGCCATTAGAACTTAGCGTTGACGCCAAGAACCTTGGCATTAGGGTTGCGTGCCAGTGCTACCTGGCGTGCTTCTTCGTAGTTGCGAGCGATCACCTCTTCGGTGAACACAGTGCCAGCAACATAGAGACGGACTTCACACTTCATAATTAAAAAGGACTAGTTCCTTGCGAGACGCTTGATCTGTATTATAACTCCCCACGGAGCGCATGGTGTAAGTGTGTGCAAATTCCGCAGCTGTCCACCCATCGAACCTATCTCTGATAAGTTGTGAGTTGTTGTAGGAAATCAACTGTGGACCAATGAATCTGTCACAATGAGCAGCAAAGTCATCATGATTAAATCCTTTGTGCATCGATCCCTTCTTACCATAGAGATTGTCTTTGATCTCATACGGTGGATCTAGGTATGTAAATACCTTCTTGTCATCAGTCAAGAGATCTTCATACGATAGATTGGTGATCTTCCAGTTTCCAATTAGATCTTGGTACTGGGAGAGACGATCGATCCCTGCAAGGGAGAAGTTGGAATCGCTTGCTTGTTTGGAGAAGGAGGAACTCTCAGTAAGACCCGAAAAAGAACACTTATTAACAACATAGAAAGAAACAGCACGCCATATGTTTTCAGAATATGGCGGAAACTTATCTGTTGTCGCAGATCCTGACAAATAGTCCTTAGCGTCCAAGAAAAGTTGCTTAGCGGAAGCGGGGTCAGGGTGCCTTTGTTTAAGTTGGAGGAGTATGTTCTTAACTTCACGACCGTTGTCCCTCAATTCACACCAAAAATTGTACAGTGGTTCATATAAATCATTGACCCAAATGTCAATGTGTGGGTAACGCTTAGTAATCTCAAGGGCGACACTACCGCCGCCCAAGAATGGTTCACGATACTCGGTTGCCTGGGAAAGGTCGGGGAGGAATCGGAACAGGTTTGCTAGCGCCCTGCTTTTGCCCCCTGGATAGCGGAGCGGTGTCTTCAGTGATTTCAAAGTCTGGGGCATTGTACTTAAGATATTCAAAGAATGTCATTTTCAACTCCTTTTGAGTCATGCCACAGTGTGCTGCAGCATCTGGTAGGTTCATTGTAGCATGAAAAAGTCCTTCATGCGCTTCCCTAACATTTTCTGGTGTAGTTTTTACTTGAACTCGCACCTCATCATGATTTCTGTTAAACATGCTAGTAAATTAATCTCCTGATCTGGAACAATAACAATGTCTTTCATGTACTGAGCAATAATCAACACAGCTTCTGGAACTGACGATGGTTTTAGTACACCATACAGACTATCATAGATCTTACGCATCACCATGCTCGGATCATTGTCCATATGTTGGACCACCCAGTTCTTTACTGAGGTGAACTCTTTTCGTTTGAGAGACCCCAACAAACTGTCAAGACTAATATCAGCAACATCAACGAGAATAGCGGAATCGATAGAACCTGTGGCAGCGTAACGCTGACACTCATTAATAAGCCTGCGCCAATCTGGATAATACCTCTTAACAAGTTTCGCGAGAACTTTGTCTTCATACTGAACTTCCTCATGAGTCAGAATAGTTTTGAGACGAGTGAAAAATTCACCTTGCAACTTGGTTGCTTGCTCAGGTTTGATCCTGAAGTCAACGACCGTGCAGCGTGAGTGCAATGGTTCGATGATTTTGTTGATGAAGTTGCATGTGAAAATGAAACGACAGTTGCTATGGAACTCCTCCACAGCAGTCCTGAGAGACAGTTGGACATCACTAGTGGTGTTGTCTGCCTCATCGATAATAACGACCTTGTGGGACGCTCCAGAGGTCAGTGAGACCGTAGTGGCAAACTGCCTCACACGGTTCCTAACGGTGTCTAGGAAGCGTCCTTCATCAGATCCATTGATCACGATGTAAGAGGCACCAATCTCCTCACACAGCGCCTTAGCGATGGTAGTCTTACCGACTCCTGCGGTGCCACTCAGCAGCAGGTTGGGTAGTTCACCCTGGTTGACAAAACCCTGAAAGACTTCCTTGATACTCTCAGGAAGAATGCAGTCTTCAACAATGCTGGGGCGGTATTTCTCTACCCACAGAAATTCTTTGCTCATAATTAAATCCAATCAGGTTTGCGTTCTGGTTTGCGAAGGTAGTTATCCTTTACCCAAGGTTTAGAAGCAATGTATAGTTTGTATGCAGTAGGAGTATCGATAGTGTCATCATACTTCCACTGGTCTGGCATTGCTCTAGCAAATTCCCATGTCTTGTCTGCTGCAGATCCAAGATATTGGAATGGGAAGATGTTCTCAGCGTGGAGAATAGTCTTCTCACAACTGTGTATTTTACCATACCTGTATGTGTACTCAGCACACAATGCTAGACCATGGCGTATCAACCATGACCAGCGTTGTTGTGCCCAGATAGTACATGGGTGATTGCGAAATGCACCCTTGTCTGTCTTGTATGGAGTGCCATCAAGTTTAGGTAGATCGCCAAAACCATGACCCCACTTAGTAGATGCGACAATAGATAACATCTGACATGTCTCTAGAGGCATCTTCACAATATGTTTGTCAGGTAATACCTGAGCAGATTTGATCGGGCAAAGATCAGTGACGAATATGTTCATATTCTAAGTGTAGCATAATATTATTATACACACCATGTCACCCATGAGTATCGTGTACCTGAAGTGACTGGTTGTACTTCATGTGGGAACATAAAAACTGAGGGGAATGCAACTACATCACCTTTCCTCAGTTCAACTACATATTCATTCCAGAATGTCAGTTGTCCACCCTCATAATCTTCGTTCAATGCGCCGATGATACTGACAGCAGGAATGCCTTTGAATTTACCATCGAACATATCATGGATATGATCGTGGTGTGGTTGGATGCTCTCTCCAACAGAATACTTATTGAATTTTATGGACGATGTTACTGACCAGAAAATGTCTGAGTTAGTATTCTCTTTCACATAATATTTTTCGTGGAACTGCATACACAGTTCTCTAATATATGGAAAGATTTTGAGTCTACATTTCTCATCCTTAACAGTCAGAAAATCTGCTTTAGTATCTTCTGACTTAGTGACAGCATCATACCAACCATGAGGTTCCCATTTGTTTCGTTTCTCAAGTCGGTTGACAATGCTGTCACATACATCTCCTGGTAGAAGATTATACTTGAAAATATAATCTTTGACTTCAGGATACTTTAGGATCACGGTTCAAGTGCAATGTAGTAGAGAAGATCTGTGTTGACATTAGTCCACTCAGAAATCAGGTGCTTAGAAACTTTGACAGTGTAGTTACCTGGAAGCACACGGATGTTTTCAATTTTGACATCCAGTGAATAAGACCCAGTGCAGCAACCAGAGATGGTTTGCTCGTAAGTATTGCTGGTATCATTCTCTTTATCGTGAAGAATTAGAGTAACTTCGTTGCTATCTTCAGTCGCTTTGAATGTCAGGTCAGGCAGACTGTATACTGCAGATGCCTTACGCAAATCATTCAGACTCTCTTCATCCATGTTGAACTGGATGTCTGCACCAGGAAACTTTACATTTTTTTCTGGAGCAGATTTGAGCGTAATCTCAGGATCAGAAAAGTAGTAACGAGCAGACTGACGACCGCCACGAACAGTGACATAATTTTCGTTGTCAAACTCAAGCTGAGGATTGCTAAACAGATTGATCCCAGAAAGAAACTGACTGAGATCATAAATCGCGAAGTCCATAGGAAATACTTCCTCGCTAGTGAACTTCGCCAAGATGTTTTCTGCGTTACTGATAGTACGAACCGTGTTCCCTTTGCGGAACACAATGGACGAGTTAATGGTACTATAGTTTCTGAGAACATTTAGCGTGTTGTTTGATAGTGTGACGGTGCTCATTGATTGTAAATTTCAGTGGTGTTGGTTTTATCAGAGAAGTGCATCAGAAGCACAGCATAGTGCAAGATCTTCATGATGTCACGGCGAGCAGTGCCTTTCTTATCATATCGTGATGCATACTTTAGAATGTTAGATCGGCAGAAAGATTCAGCATCACCACATGCTTCAATCAAATCTAAAGTTTGGATAGCATCATTGCCTGCCGAATAGTGTTGGTTGTAAGTAGAGGTAATATAGTCCTTCAGTTCCTGAAGGATTGTGTCTTCGTCATACTTCATCATGGCATACAGACATACTCAATTTGATCATAATAGCAAAAATCTGACTCACCGTCAAGATTAATAATGTGGATATGTTCACCATCCACTTTAGTGACTCGGGCAGACCCACCTCCGAAGAGGCGGATCACGCTACCGATAAAGTTACAATCTCCTGGTTCAGGCATTTTCTTCCTCAGTGTTGACATCAGCATCAATCTTATCATACAACTCGATGAAGGATTGCTTTGTCTCGTCATCGAAACGGTTGACGCAAAGTTTGATCGCCTTCATACGATTCTGCCAGATAGCAAATGCACGGATGATGTGAACGAGTCTACGAGTAGAGATCACTTCATCAATGCCACCGTCTTTGAAAGTACGACGGATGATGTCTGCCCAGTTGGCAAGATTTGTACAGAATTCTTTGTCGAGAACGCCAAGATTACCAGCGACTTTCTCAAGAATCTTAGTCTCGGTAGCAGGAGTAGGATACTCTTGCTCGAAAGTGAGAGCGAAACGCTCAAGGAATGCTTCGTTCAGAACATTAGTACCGATGAAGCGACCGTCATCAGAACCCTTACCTTTGGTGTTGGCAGTAGCGATGACATTGAAACCAGGGTGGCGCTTGACATAGCGACCGATCTTCTTCAGGAAGACACCCTTGCCTTCGAGAACAGACTGCAGACAAAGGATCTTGTTAGATGCCAGATCAACTTCGTCTAGAAGCAGCACAGCTCCCCTCTCAAGAGCTTCAACAACGGGTCCGTTGTGCCAAACAGTCTCGCCATTAACAAGACGGAAACCACCAATAAGATCATCTTCGTCAGTCTCAATGGTAATGTTTACACGAATGAGTTCCCTATTTAGTTGGGCACATGCTTGCTCTACGGCAAGAGTTTTACCATTACCAGACAGACCAGTAACGAAAGTGGGGTAGAAGAGTTTGGATTGAATGATCTTCTTTACATCAGAGAAGTTACCGAAAGGAACGAAGTTAGGATCCTTATCAGGAATGAAAGACTTCTGCTCTGCAGGTTCTGCAGCAGGTGCTTGGACAGTGACTTCGAGATCCTTACGCGCTTGCTCTACATCGATAGACCAAGTGCCACGCTGGACATAGTATTCCCGAAGACGCTTAGTAGCGGTAGCGTATTGCACACCGAAATGCCTAGCAGCAATGCGAACATGAGTAGCATTGATGTCAGTACCGAACTTCTTAGAAAGATAGTTGGTCAGTTTCTTAGTAGTAAGATTTGAAGGAGCGGGCATTTGTGGTGTTTGTGTTGTATGCACATATTATATACAATAAAAAACCCCCCTGGAAGGGGGGGTGTGCCACTAGTTGAACTGGATCACTGTGCCTTCTTTGGTCGTCAGCGATGCAATATCAAACATGCTCAGGAGTTTCTTAATCTGCTCCTGCTTGCTGTCTGCTGGTGGTTCAAATTCAATCTTGGTTTGAACCTCAACAAACTTGTCTGGTTGTTCGACAGTAGATTCTGGAATGTCAGAGTCTACACCTTCCCATACATCGAAAGGAAGTGTAACGGGAGTTTCTCCCTTGTTCTTGCCGCTGTAGAAAAGTGCAGGATACAACTCACGCTGCTTCGCGAAGATGCTGTTGTGATTTCTCTCCTTACACCACATGTGACTCATACGCTTTGCGACATCTGCCCAGTCCGCTTCTTCCATCTGCTTGTATGCAGATGGGAAGTGCTTCATGCAGTAGTCTTTACATGCCTTACGCATGAATTTAAGGCGGGTAGAGTTCTTGTTGCATCTGATCTGCATCTGGAGTGCCAGAAGCATGATCTTTTCTTTGTGGAGTTGCTCGTATTTTTTGTATTCGATACAAATCGATTTCCATTTACGCATGATCGGGAGTCAAATAGGAATACTGTGATTATATAGCATGTAAAACAGGTTGTCAAGCAATATATCCGACAAACGAGTTAAGAAGTTTCTTGTTCGTGGATTTACCCTTTAGCATTTTCTTGAATGCCTTGGTGATCTCACCCTTCTTGGCACCAGATTCTACATTAAATTCAGTGTCAGCCTCAAGACTGGTCTGTGCAATGGCATAGAGCGCAGTGTAGGAGATGGGGTTATCGATGATGGCAGACTTCTCTTTCTTCCACTTTTCACGAATACGATCGTATTCGGTGTAACCATCAGCAGCATAGTTGTGAACAAAGTTCAGCAAATTACTACCATTCATGACACGGAACCCAAGAACATTGACATTAGGGTTACGATCACGCAACTGCTGAATGAATGTGTTAGTTACAGCGTGGTATGAGTCCTGGAACTGTGGGTAGACACGACCAGTCTTGCGGTCACGAAGTGCATTGTTGCAGTCCATACGACCACGAACGATGCATTCTTCCTCGTCAGCATAGTTCCAACCTCTACGACCATAACCAGTCATGCAACCATCACCATCAGTCAGGATGCAAAGGTTGACTTTTTGAAGATCGTTCTCCTTCTGGAACTTAGGGATCACATAGTTCATAGCAATGATCGCTTCGTTCAAAGGAGTACCAGACAACTCAAGACCGTTAGGTACACCGATGTAACCAGCAGCAGAAGTTGTGTATGAGTAAGTGATCTTCCAGATGTTTTGGCACTGACGCTCGTATTCCTTGGAGTTAGAACGAGAAGAAAGAATATTCATGAGGTGGAAGAAGTTATTGCCACCAAGAGAGACTTCACCTTCTACGAGACCATCTTCACGACTGTCGTGATAGTAGAAACTAGAGCGATGCTCACCAACAGTATTGTTCTTCATGTGGTTTACAATGCGCCACTCATTAGTGAAAGCATACACTTCAAAAGGAATCTGAACTTTCTTACAGAAGGCAGTGAGGTTCAGCAATTGCTTGTAAGTAGAGTGCAACTGAGGTGCAATAGAACCAGACCAGTCCATGAGAAATACAAGACCGTGATTCTTACCGTCAGGAACAACAGTTACTTTTTTGAAGATGTCTTCGTTATAACGATAAGTGTGTAACTTTGCAGTATCAAGGACACCAGTTTTAGATTCACCAGCACGAGCGTAAGCGTCAGCAGACTTACGGCACTCAAACTCTTTAACAAGATAGTTAACCTCCTTCTGAGATTCCTTGCGGAAAATTTTGTATTCTTGAGATGCATGTGCGAAGAAGTCCTCACCACGACCTTCAAGACCGTTGTAGTATTGGTCGATCCATTCGTGGACTTCTGACCAGTCAACTACAATATCATTTAGGTCAATTTTCTCAGGAATCTGCACATAAGTCACGGACCTATGACGATGATTGTCAATCAAACTATCGACAGAAGAATCGAAAGCGCGTTGAGTTTTAGAAGTCTCACCACCTTCAGTGCTGCTACCTTCTGGTTCAGTCATGTTGCCATCTTCATCGTACCAGTCGTCACGCACATCTTCTAGATCTGCACCAGAGGATGTAGAACCACCAGAAGTACCACCTGCCTGAGGTGTAGCATCAGGTTGATCTTCTTCAGAAGACTCAGACTCTTGCTGCTCAGCAGAAGTCTGCTCTTGGTCACCTTCTTCACCACCATTCTGGTTGGTGTCAGCAGGCATCTGCACATCTACTTCCTGCTCTTCTTTAGCAGCGTTGACGAAAGCATAGATGTCATTAGCAATGGAGCAGACTTCTTCAAATGTCTCAGCAAGATCGCAGCGAGCAACAAATACTTTCTCTTCGATGCTGAAAGGCATGAGTGCATTAGCACCACACTTGAAGTGAAGGTTAATACGATCGATAAGACTCATCTTGCTGAGATCTTCATCAGCGATACCGAAGAAGTCTTGCTCGTTTAGTTCGGCGTAACCGTTGGAAAATGATTTACGAAGACCAGGAAACTTACGCTTCATCAACTTCTCAATGCGAGCATCCTCTACAACATTGATATAGTCTTTAGGGCAGTTTGCAGCATCACGCCAGTCTTCGTTTGGCGTGAACAGTGCATGACCAACTTCATGACCTACGAGCAGGTCATACACTGTGCTGCTAGCGCGGTCCCAGTTAGGGAGAGTCAGGACACGCCTGTCAACATCAAAGGAAGCAGTTGCGACGGATCTGTGTTCGACGATGAGGTTCTCGGTAGCGAGAAGACGGGCAAGGTTACCTTTGATTTCTTGAGTTGACATGTGTCTCGTGCGTGTATGTACATAGCATAACGCAGAAACTGATCATCCGACCAGTGCATGGGACACTTCGTTAAGTGTCTCATGGACCACAGAATAATTTTTCTCTTTCTCAACTGTGATCGTCCTATCAAATTTATCTTCTATATTAGATTTATGACTGATGACATAAACTTTGGTGCTCTCATCAAAGTTACGAAGGATCCATCCTAGATCAGATGTACCAGACTGGTCAAGAGATCCATCAAAGATCTCGTCCAAGATCAGTAGGTTAGTATCCACAGAATTCTTAAGTTTAGCAATAGAACGCCAAGTAAGCAGCAGAGCGATATCAATACGAGCTTTCTCTCCTTCACTGAAAGATTCATATGAAAATACATCACGGTATCTAGACTTAATAGTTTCCTCAAAGTTCTCATTGAGAGTAAAGTTTACATAGAAATCCATACTCTGAAGATACTGATTAATCAGTTTGTTCATCGTAGGCAAGTATGTCTTGATAATTCTAGTCTTGATGCCGCTGTCTTTCAGTAGTTGTGTAGCCGTTGTTAATACATCACGGTCGGTCTTGAGAACTGCCATGTCTTTACCGAAGTCTTTCTTACCAGCAACCAGTTCCTGCAGTTTGTTGTACTCTGCTTTCTTATCAGGATTCATGTCAGTAAGAGTTTTGATTTCAGTCTCAATCTCACTGACACTCTTTCTAATAGTAACCAACTGATAGTTTGTCTGAGAGATAGTCATGTTAATATCATTGACTTGCTTAGATAGTTCAGTCATCTTTGCAAATCGAGCAGTCTCTTTAGAAATTGCTTCTTTAATTTCTTCGTGACCGATGTTCATCTCACTCAGTTTAGATTCTCCTGCCTGCAACTTTTCGTTACGAAACTCTTCTGACAGTTCCTGTGTGCATGTAGGACAGACATGATTTTTCTCAAAGAATGCATGTTCTTTTTTACATGTGTGCAACTTAACTTCAAGTTTATTGAGATAAGTTGTTAACTTCTGCAGTTTTTCATCTGATTTTTGATACTCCTGCATTTCTTCATTAAGTTTTTCGATTTGTTGTGTTAGAATTGCAACATCTTCGACCCCCTGGAGTTCTGTTTTTTTATACTCTTTAATTTTTTCTGTCTTCTTTGCTACTGCTTCTTTGTTCTGCTTCTCCAACTCCAACATGTACTGCTTCTGGAGATGGATCTTCTCCTCAATCAGATGAATATCATAATCAAGTGTCTTGATTTCTTCATTGTTCTCTCTGATTTTATCTTTGAGTAGAACATTCATGGTCGAGAACATTTGAATGTCTAAGATATCTTCAATGATGTCACGACGCTGCGTGATAGGGAGACGCATGAATGGTACGAAGGTGCTGCTGCCAAGCACCACAATCTGTGTGAATGACTTGAAGTTCATCTTCAGGACATTCTGTTCAAAATTCTTTTGCTGATCTACTACAGACGCTTCCTGATTCCAAGCAAGTCCATCACAATAGATCTCTAGTTTGTTAGGTTTGATGCTGCGAATTACTTTGTATTCTCTCTTACCAATAGTAAATTCAATCTCTGCAACACAATCCTTTTCATTAATACTGTTGACCAGCATACCTTTGCTGATCTTACGGAATGGTTTACCAAACAACGAAAAGGTAAGAGCATCCAAAATGGTACTCTTACCTGCACCGTTAGCGCCAACAATCAAATTTGTCCTGGATGATACCAGATCGATCTCGCTGAAAGTATTACCCGTGCTCAGGAAGTTCTTCCAACGGATCTTCTGAAAATGAATCATAACAATTTGGTGGTACGATGAAGTCGTCTTCTGTAATTATACTATATCTCTGTCCGCTATGAAGGCAAGCGGCAACCATTGCTTCAACATCTACCTCAGCAAGTTGCAAAGCAGGATTTGTTGGGTCATCTTCCAAGAAGGAAATGTATCGTTCTGCATCACACTGAGTTTCAAAAATAGGAATGATTTTGTCATCGTCTTCATCGAAAACAGAATACACACCCGAAGGATGATTCTCTAATGTAATTACATACATAGATTCCTCTAGACTACTTCGCATGACTCTATGTATAACGACTGCATGAGTTTCTTGAGTTCGGTTTTATCGACTTTCAATTCAATCTCATCAATATACTCGGTCAGCAAAGTCAATGTGTCCTTCACATTGAATTCTACATCCTCTACCTCGCTTGTGTCAACTAGGGTTTCAACAATTTTAACATCGTGAGCACCTACATTGTAAAGACGATCAACCAACGACTCAAACATTTGGTAGTCACGCTTCTCTTCGACAATAACTTTGACGAATTTGTTGGCGTAGTCTGAAATATCGAACTTGTTATAATCAGACTGTGTGTCGTCGTAGTAGACTTTTGCGAAAATTTCATATGGATTCTCCACAAACCTGAGCTTGTCAGTCTCTGTATCGAATATATGAAACCCGCGAACTGCTTTATAATCATTCCAGAACATCTGATATGGGTTGCCAAGATACTGGATGTTTCCTTTCTTGGAACGGTGGTGGAAGTGTCCAGACCACACACGCTTGAAGTTGGTAAAGTCTTTACGAGAGAACCCGCCCTCAAAGCGCATACCCTCCATGACCTCAAACCCTTCAATCTCGATGTGACTGACCATGATGTCTCCACCTTTCTGAATCAGTTCAACTGCTTGCTCACGGTTCTCCTGGTTGATCCAGGGCATCATCAGGAATGTCCTACCACCTAGTTCTAGTTCGGTAGGTTCACTATAGATGGTGATGTTGTCGTAAGAGTCAAGCAGCAACTCTGGCGAGTTGATGCGGTTTGTATTCTTATAATATGTACAGTGATTACCAAGAATCATGTGTACATTGTAGTCCTTGAGGCGACTGAAATAATTATCACTGATTCTATTGAAGGTGTTGTAGTCCATCGACTTACGATTGTCGAAGGTGTCACCCAAATCAATGATAGTATCAATACCTTCTTTCTCCAGAGTCGGAAAAAAGACATCATCATAAAACTTCTGAAAGAAATTCCAGAAGTGGATGTTGCCTTTCCGTCCGTCTAGATGTTGATCAGTTATCAGTGCTATTTTCATGAGGAGTATGATCTTTCATTCCATCGTGATTACCATCACCAGGCAGTCTACCATATTCAATGTAGAATACTGTCTGGAGAGACCCTTCTAGTCTAGCAAGATCTCTCTCTATTTTAACATACTCGTCATAAGATGCTTGCAATTCATCCTTTCTCTCTTGGAGTTGTTTGGTTCTCTTAGTGAACCTCTGGATGAGTTGCACATTGTTTTCAACTTTCTTCATAGTTTTCCTCCAACGATTCCATCAAAAGGCTTGGAAGTCCTGCAGTTTTCCCAGTTAGTAGCGACACCTTCCAAGTGGAATCTCGTTCCTGAAATACAAACTTCTTTCGTAAGTGCGGTGATGAACGGCGTACCATCCTTACCATAGCTAGACCACGTTCCAAAGCGTTTCTGCTCGACACGGAATTCTCCATATGGTGTGTCATACCATTCATAGGTTTCATAATCTTCACTCACTTACCAACTCCATAATCAGATGCTTCCTTTTCAAGGTCACTAATGATCTTTGCATTCGCATGAAGTTTCTCTAGTGCTGCAAGGACCTCAGGAGTTTCTTCCCACTCCCAAGTTTCACCTTTGCTGCTCACGAATTGTCTAGTAGTCATCTATTCATCCTCGTTTCAATGTTTTCTTTAATGGTGCCCATGTCAGAATGAGAGGCATTCATTCCCTGCATATCACCAGTGTATGAATCTGTATGCATTACTTCATCATAACCAGACTTCTCAAGAATTTTATTTTTGATTTCTAGTTGCTTCTTCTCTTTCTGGATACGACGGAGGAATGCGTAGTAGATGATTTGCGTAAAGTATGCGAAGGGATTCTTCGATTTGTTAGGATCGAAGTTGTCAATATATTGCAGGCAGTTTTCAATGCCATCGCAAATCATGTCCTCCCGAAACATGTAATTGACAAAGTTTGGTTTGTATGATAGGTGCGTTGCAATCTTAAGAAAGCAATCTCCAATATAATTGGGCACTCTTGGTCGAGATTGACCATTCTCTTTTGCTTCAATCACACTATTACGATAGATAGTGATTGCCTCAAGGAACTCTTTGTTGTTTACATAGTTCTCTGTTTTCTTTCTTGTCATTCCTTGTATTGCCACATCGAATACTTTAGACGCTTGTTTATTATAACACTCGCGTCTTGAAGTGTCAACAGAGCTTGACATTCCTCAGAAATATCAGTACAATAACTCTGTCAAGGGTTCAAGGGAACTTATAGCTTATATAACTTCTCTAAGAACTTACGGTTTTCACTGACTGAACCTAGTCTTCCCATCTTTCTAGTGAACTGACTACCATCGACTCCTGAGTTGAGTTTTTTTAGAGTCCTCTTATAGAAGGACTCTATTTTTTTATCTGTTTCAGAAATGGTAAGTACATGTTGTTTAGGTAAGATAAACATCTGATCGAATGTAGATCTGATCCATTCAACTAGAGTGAATCCATTTACCTGTAGTTTGTTTTTCTGTTGCTCGATTGGAATTACTTCTAGAGGGTGCTCTAGAATCAAACTATCTTCGTCTGGCATGTAGCAAACCTTAGATACAAGTTCTTCGCCAGTGACTAGTTTGATTGTCGCATAAAATTCTTCTTCCATTTAGTTTGCTCTAAGGTTGACTTTTATAACCTCATACTTGAAATTCTCTTCATTGTAAATGGTGACTCTCTCATTCAAATGACGAAGTGTGTAATTCTGTCCGCCGATGTCATCGGCAATGTCGTATAAGGTTGCTATATCTTTGCCCTCACCTTTACGAAGAACACGACCAATACTTTGTAAGTTTCTGATCCGAGACTTGCTTGGTGATGCAAATATAATATTGTGTAATCGTTTGATGTTGATACCTGTAGAGAAGGTGCCGTAAGAAGCAATAATAACAGCGTTGTTTTCCGTCTCAGTAATTTGACGAACTTCTTCTCTGTCTTCTACATCAGTGCCGCCGTGAACAAAAAAGATTTTTCGTTCAGGGTCTATGGTCTTATTTATTAATTCATACAATGGTTCACCGTGCTTCTCTACATAATTGAAAAGTAGCAAAGTATTACCATCTAAATCATTAACTAGATTCTTGATTAGATTGTTTCTGCCAGTATGCTCTACGAGATACTCCATCTCATCATGATATGATTCAAAATATTGAGGAGCATGTTTACAAAGTAGAACTTTTATCCTAAACTTAGAAAGGTAACCTGACTTGATTAAATCATCTGTCTTAGTTACACGCTCGCAGTCTCCAAACAATCCCTCAAGCACCCACTTGTGAGTCTTGGTTCCGTCTAGAGTACCAGTGAATCCAAAACGATACTTAGCATTGTGCAGTTTAGTCATGATGCCCGTTAGAGACTTTGACTTAAATAGGTGTGCTTCATCACCGATAACACAGTCAATGTCATCAAAGTATCTCTTGGGGAATTTGTAGATAGATTGCCAGGTGGAAATAATGATTGGTTTATCAGTATTTTTATCTTTGCCCGAATAAATTTTATGCACATGTTCGTCAGCATTCCACCCGTAATCGTTAAAGTCATTGACCATTTGTTCTACGAGGGACGTAGTAGGGACGATGATCAGAATTTTCTTGTTGGTAGCAGTATAGTATCTGACGAGGGAATAGATCATCAGACTCTTACCGCTGCCCGTAGGCGAAAGTAAAAGTTTTCTGTTATATTTAATAGCTTCATAAACTGCGCGATACTGATAGTCGCGTGGTTTAATTTCTGCTTTGGTAATTTTATCCATGAACATCTTGATGCCCGCTGGAGAGACAAAATCATTTGTCTGTACTACCTCTCCATACCAGTCATTGTTCTCAAAGTCAATGTGGTACTGGCGCTCAGATGCCCACTCATATAGATGCTTGAGCAGACCGTTGTATAACTCACCAGTTCCAGGTGAGTACAGTCTGATCATACCATCCCAGTATTTGTATCTTGGGTTCTTCTTTAAAAATTTTGCTTCTGGAACCTCAAAAGAAAAATAGTCTGCTAACTCATGATGAACATGAGGTTCTGCAGACTGAATTGTTAGATAGACTTCGTTCTTCTTTTTTACCGAGAGGCGCGTCATTACTGTCCATTAATAAATTTTTCCCATTCAATAGCACTCTTGACCTGGAAACCTCTGTTAGATATCTGCTTCATTACTTGATCGATCCAGTACATCATCTGATCTAGATACTTGATCTTTGCTTCTAGATTGATGATCTCCTCATCAGACTCTAGATACACTTTCATTTTTTCTGAAGTCTTGATGCTCGATCCAAATGGTTTAGAGGCGTAAGTTTTTGCGTCTGCTTCGCCTGAGTAATACTCACGTTTCTCCCTGACCAATTTACGGATCTCAAACTCTAAAGAAGTTTTGATCTGTGAGATATCTGTGTAATGGTTTAAGTATTTATTGTGTTGGAAAGGGATGTTTAGAGCAAGTTGACCTAGATCTGTGGTATACTGTTTGTTCTTAAATTGAAAATCTACTTCAGAATCTTCTGCCCACTCTTCTCTAAGTTTGTCAAATTTATTACGAAGGGTCTCAAAATTCATAAATCAGCGCCTTTCTCATTCTGTATACGGTATCGTGTGAACTTAAATGTTGCAGTTGCAGTAAGGTAGTCCACATTTGTCAAGCTAGCATCATACTGCACTCCTGTCAAGCTTACTGGGAACAGGTCTTCAAAGTTCACATAGAAGTTTCCATTGAAGTTTGATGTCAATACCTGGATAGTTCCAGCACTTGTTACATCTGCTTGGTCTGAGTGACCTTCAGACAATCCAAACTTACGGATCCAGTTCTGGATTCTCATATAGTTTGTAAAGTCTTCGTCGATCAAGAAAGTGACAGTCAGGTCCCCATACTCTACACCACCACTTCCTGGGATTGGTATGTTTCTAAACTTACTTGGTAGTGTCGCTACAGACATGCTGATGTCTGGAATATTTACAGCTTGACAAAAGAAATCTACCCCTGGAAAGTTTTCCAAATCAAATTGGAAACCTACAGGAGATAGATAATTTCTGTTTGTTGGCTGCTCGTTAATCCAGTTAGCAGGCATGTCAACTTCCCAAGCTAATAGTATTTAGCGTTCGGCGGGAGGGTCATGGTAGAACGAATGATCCATCATTGCACGGAACATTTCATCTCTTAGATACCACATGTGCTCTTGCTCTTCATAGGGTCTTGCAGGAGCACCAGGCCAATGCTTGATTCCTTCCTTGACACAGTAGTGTAGGAGTTTGATGTCATGTATTGTTAGATGCAATGTATAGCATTCTTCATCTCTTTCCTCTGCCATTATGGATTCCTCGGGTCGATTCCTAGTTCTTCCAGATATGCGATCCACCAATCTGGATCTCTCTTCTGTTTCCACTTAGGCACAGGTTTGCCCATCTCAGAATAATATTCATATAGAGATTCATCGATAATCTGTGCGATCTCCATATTCCTCTTCCTCCTCATCAACATCCTCATACGGGTTTGCCACGTAGGGTCCTCGTTTTCGTAAAGGTTCTCTTCTGACATAATCCGTTTCAGCATTGATAGCACTAATCCAAACAACAAACTTCATTAGTAAGAAGATGATTAGTAATGGAGACAGACAGAGTAGTAGTCTATACGTCATCATCGTCCTCCCAGTATCCGTCAAATGGTTCCTGGCACATTTCTCTGTGCTTTAGAAACTGCATCGCTTGACGCAGTTTCTGTTCATCTTCTTCAGTGAATTTTACTTGATCTTCCATTTACTTTTGTAGTACCCAGTTTTCTGCATACTCCTCTGCTTCGGTTTCAATACTGAAACGCTTAGTATGAGAAGCGTCTTTATAGATGGTTAAGACTTTGAAGTGATGGTACGCTTCGTCAGTCACTAGGCAGACATGTGCTACCCGCAGTTCATCGTCGCTGTAGAAAGTGGACAAAGTTTTCATAGTCGATACTCGTCGAAGATGTCTAAGGCATGTGTGAGAATACGCTGAGCAGCCCACTTTTGTTCGTCGGTCCACTCATGGTACATAGCACCATTGTACAGGTCATTCTTGATTTTGAGAAGCCTGCACTGCAAAATTTCCTTAGTGATTTTTCCCTTCATTTGGTTTCGGTTCATTAAGTTTCATTAGGGCGTATGCCTTATTATAATAAGGAGTCTTGGTTTCGCCAGCTTTCTGGAGTTGGAACACAATACTTTGCCAAATAAAGTATTGCATTGTACTTCGCATAATTTTAATTACAACTATAGTATCTATTTAACATAAAAAAAGGACCCCTTGTGGGGTCCTTGTATTGATTTGTGAACAAATATCACATGAGGTTTTGAACCATAACACGACGGTAATACTGGTTGCGGGAAGCAGTAAGTGCTTCAGCATCAGGATCACCATTTGCCTTTCTAACGAATGGATTAGCGACCATGCCGTAGCGAGTCTTAAATCCAATTTTTGGTTGGAAGGTGTCAGGACCAATAGATCTGACCATCTGGAGCGGTACATATGGGCAGTAGAAGAGTCCTGCGTCATATGGGGAAGTACCTTTGTAACCGACCACATAGTAGTGGGAGTCAGAAACATTAGCAGAGTAAGGATCAACGAAGACCTTGATGCGTCCGTTGATAGTACCAACTAGTAGGTTACCAGTGTCATCAACTTCACCGATGGAAGGACCACCAGCACCAGTTAGACCAGAGGTGTAGTCTAGAGTACCAGACATCGCGAGAGCAGAAGCAACATCAGCAGAAGTGATGATGAAGTTGCCCTTTCCTCTACGAGTTTCCTGTGCGATTGCGTTAGCGTCACGCTCAATCTGGAACATAAGTCCCTTGAATTTTTCAACTGACCATCTGCCGTTGGAGTCAACGTCAAGGTCAAAGCGACCAGCGTTAGCAGTGTTGTTCTGAGCACCAGGCTTAGCGATGGTGTATACAGTACGAACAACTTCACGGTTGATCTCAGCAAGGATCTCGCTAGACAGAATGTTAGCAAGTTCCTGCTCAGCATCAAGACCATGGATCGCCTTGAGGTCTTGTGCTAGTTCTAGAGTGTATTCTGCTTTGAGAGCTCTGGACTGTGCGGTGACAGCAGTTTTCTCAATGCTGAATGACATCTCGCGGAATAGTTTTCCGCTTTCTCCTAGTGCCTCAGCGTCTTCACGATCCATTGGCTTAGCGCCACGCTCGTAAGTACCAGCAGGGGAATCGTTGAGGAGACCAGGGTTGCTGCCTGCAACTGGGTTAGCAGTATCGTATGCATTTGCGGTTGCATCGAATCCTGCAGAGAAGTCAGAATCAGGCTCGTTGTATAGTGCTTCAGCACCGTCGCGACCTTCGTAGTGTGACTTCATTGCGAAGATGAGACCAGTAGGACCAGACATAGGCTGGACACCACAGATGTCATATGCAACGAGGTTAGGCATTGCACGACGGATGAGGCTGATCATTACAGGGTCGAAACCTGCGAGACCACCAGTTTGGGTGGTTAGACCAGAACCTGAAAGTGCGTTGCCACCGATAGCGCCAGCAAGGTTACCTGCTGCACCACCTGCTTCGTTGATCATGCCACGCTCTTCGCGCATGAATCTTTCTTGGTTTTCTAACAGAACAGCGGTAACACTCTTTCTATAGTTGTCGGTGATGGCAGAAGTGCCTTCATGACCTAGAACAGGTGCCCACTTTTCGGTTAGAGCTTGTGCGTTAAACATTTTTAGCTCCGAATGGGAAAATAGGGTTAATTAATAATCACTTCCAGCGATTCATTGCCTGAAGATATTGTGCCATTGCTGGTGAAATATCTTCGGACTCAACTGGAGTTTCATCTGCAACCTCTGCTGCAGGTGCTGCTGCTTCCTTGAAGTATGACTCCTTGATAGTAGCAACTTTCTTAGCGAATGTTTCTTCCGAAACAAACTCTAGACCCTCAGCAAGTGCTGCGAGTTTTTCTTTCTGAGTATCTGCAAGTCCTTCTGACACAGTGGACAGAATATTGAGTTTGGCAGACTCATTAAGACGATTTTGTAGTTTCACATTTGCTTTGACCTGTTCGTCAAGGCGAGTTTCCATCTCACGAATAGATTCAGCCATACCCTCTACCACGTCAACCTTGTCGTCGGGGATAGAGATGTAGTGCTCTTCAAAGAGACCTTTGAGACCTGCGATGAAGTCTGATGTGATCTCATTTCTGATGCCACGATCAACAGCTACTTGATTTTCTTCTAGCCATTGAGTGACTGCGTAGTTTACAGTTCCGTTAACTTCTTCAGAGAGATCTGCTTTAGCGGACTCAAGTTGCTTCTCTAATTCGTTAGCGAAATGCTCTACAAGCTTGTCATACTCCTCAGAAATCTTTGCTTTGACTGCTGCTTCAAAAATTGTTTTTGCTTTCTCAGCAAATTCTTCGGAGAGTTCAGTACCTTCTACGAGGGCACTGATGTCGGAGGACATATCCAGCTCTTCAAATGCTGGTTTGATAGGATAAGATACGTCAGGACCTTTCTTGGTTCCATATGCAACTTCCGCGCCAACGGAAGGTGTTGGATCACTGCCAGGTGCGCCAGAAGTTGAAGTTGCACTAGTGTCTTGTGATACAGGTGCTGCTGCTTTAGCGCCAGGATTTTCTTCGCCTTCTTCTTTGTTTGAGTGAAGGGGTTCAGATTGGGATCCGCCAAGATCAGTTTGTGACTGATTAGGTGCAACGGATGTTGGAACAGTAGGCATTGGGTCTTTTCCCGCACCGCGCTGCTGAGGATCACCCGAAACTGCTGAGGGATCTGAACCTGTACCAGGAATTACTGTGGCAGTAACACTAGGCATGGGATCCTGTGCTCCCGCTTCCATAACGACCTGCTGCTCGCCCAGAAACTCCTCAAACTTTTCGTTTAACATATCTGACATTTTGAGTCTTCCCGTAAATGTTATGATTATATCTTTATTTATGAATTACAGTCTACCAAGGAAATCCTCGAACACTTTAAGCGTTCTTTCCTCTAAAGACTGGCGAGTAGACTCGCTCATGTACCTGTGGTATTTAGCAACTTTAGATTCTTTAAGGATACCGTTATCCCAGACCCACTCTTTACCTTCCATGATTCCATTGACGAAAGCATCAGGTGCGGATGGATCTGCAACGATGTCCGCTGCAGTTGCAAGCATGAAATCATCCATTACATAGTTAGCATCTTCACGCTTGTCGATGCTACCCATGCCTCTGGAAGATACGCCGAGTTGTACACCCTCCCCGAGGAGAGACTCAGCAATCTTACCCATAGGTGTGCCAAGGATTTGTGCCTTACCCATAAAGTTATTTCCCTCTGCTTTGAGAGAAGTAATTCTGTGGGACACTCTATCCAAGTTGACGGATGGACCGTCTGGATGACCTAGTTCACCAAGAGCACGATTTGTTTTTACATACTCTTCGTTGTAGCGATTGACCTCTTTCTCAAGAACCGCAAATGGATATACTCTTCCATTACGATTTCTCAATTCGGACTGAAGAAAAACGCCTTCAATATAAAGCTTCTTACTATCACCAGTTCCCTCGGTGATAATTTTTACATCTTCAATCTGTTCCGTTATCAGTTTCATTTGGAGTATCTCCTACTGGTTCATCAAAGAAAGACTTTGCTACAACTCCTTTGTATGAAGTCATAGCGTCCGATGCTTTTGCATACAACATATCGTGTATAGCATCGATCGCCTCTGCTCTTTTATTATCTGAAATTGCGTTCACGATGTTCACAAATTCAGACTCAGGGTTTGATTGGTCTGCCATGTTAAGATTACACTATAAATTTATTTAGTATTTGGGGATGGTTTAGGCGCGGACTTCTGCATTTCCAACTGCTTCTTATGTGCGTCGTCTGCTTTTTCCTGCTCACGAGCAGCAGCATCATCTGCTTGCTGTTGCTGAATTTCTGGAGCAAATGCAGCATTCTGACGATCCATCGTGTCAAAGGTATTCATATCAGCAGGTGACATAACGAGACCGTTATCGATCTCACTTTGCATCTGCTTCTCAATTTCTTTGTACTCAGTCTCCTTCTGCTGTAGAATTTCTCTGCGGATATGTTCGATAGAGAAATACTTTCCAACGAAAGGATCCATTTGAGTGACTAGATTCATACGCTGAGTAGTCATCTCAAGTTCTTTCAACTCATTGAAATGATTGTCGAAAAGGTAATCATATTGAATATGATCCTTCATGTCATCCCAATCTTCAGGAGAGATTACTCCCTTGAGGATGAGCTGAGTTTTGAGAATATCGTGGAAGAGTTCGCTGAATCGCTTACGGAGACGACCGATGAACTTAGTGAACTTAAGTTCGTCACGGAGGACCTCAGTTGTTTTACCGAGATTGAATCCTTTATTATCGTCGGTGAGTCTAGAAGGAGGAAGGTTGAGAGAGTTATAAAGTTTCTTTTTAAAATACTCAACATCCTTGAGTTCGCCAAGGTTCTGTCCTCCAGGCAGCGTGGTAATCTCAGTTCCACGACCACCCTCTCTACGAGGCAACCAGAAATCCTCAAGCATACTCATATGCTTTTTGTCGTCACGAATCTCACCAGTGCTAGCGTCATACACTAGTTTATTACGATAGCGTGCCATGACATCACGCAAGTATTGTTCCGCTTTTACCTTTGGTAGATTACCAACATCAATGTAGAAAATTCTACGCTCAGGTGCGCGAGACAAACGATAGATAACCAAAGCATCTTCAATCATTCTAAGTTGATTGAGAGACTTGATTGCTTTATGCAGGAAACTTAGAGTAAGTCTCTTGTTCAAATCTTGAAGACCAGATGAACAGAATGTGATGGAGTCTGTTGCCATCTTGATTCCTTGATTGTTGGACATGTCTCCAACAGGACCAAGGGCACCACCGCGAATGTATCCGCGTGGATTGTACAGATAGTAATCAACATAACCACCCCAGTCCATGCCTTTTGCAGACTGTGCTTCTGCAGGTGTTAGGGATTTCTGTTGCTTTGTTTTCTGGCGAATCTTTTTAATCTTTAGAGGATCGATGTACCTTAATTCAAGGATACCTTTCTTCGGTGCCTCTAGATCAATTACTTTGTGATAGAAAATTCTACCATCAACATACCAATTTCTGATGATCTCATGTGCGCGATCATCAAAGTTGAGTAGACGCTTGATGTAACCAAACTCCTCACGGATTTTTTTCTTTACACCAGCACCAAGTTCTAGATTCTCTAGATTGATATCTACACAACTATCGTTGTTATCGTTAACAACGAATTCGTTTACTACTTCATCAACAGCACTGTCAACTTCTGGATGTAGTGCCATGTCACGATAGCGGCGAATGAGTTCAAACTCATCGCGACCATTGTTATCAAGATCTACATAAGTACCAAAATAGCCCCCTGCAGCAACTGCAACGGGCTCGTCAGCAGAAGGAGGGACAGGGGACGCACCCTTCTTTCCCTCCTTTCTGTTAATTTGAAAACCAAATAACTGACTCATTACTAAAAACTAAAATGACTCGTAAGTCTATTTAGTCGATTGCAATACCGTCATTTGGAGCACCATCAGATTCGACGGTCCAATAAGAGTATTGGAATTCTACAGAGAATTCTTCAACCTGATCATTGCTATCATAAGCAAGATCGATCTGAGAAACGCTAGTTGGGAATGCATACCAGAGTTTGTACTTTCTCAATAGAGAACCTTCAGTTGTTTCATCCTTCTTGAGTTGGGAAACATATACATCGGAAGTGTACTTACCAGAAGCAGTAGGACTAAATGCTTCTGCTGTGTTATCCTCATGAGCATTGATGAGATTCAACCACTTCTCGAAGTATTGACGAACCTTCATGTCCTTATCGTTGATAAAGGTTGCAGTCCAGTTATCGAATGTTCTGTCTCCAGCAATCTTAACTGTTCTTCCACGGAAAGGAACTTCAATAGTTCCAACACTGGAAGCAGGAAGTGCTGCAGATTTACATAAGATGTTTACCAAACCAGTATCAGCAGTGATCCCAGTGGGGAATGTAATCCCCACCTCAAACATATTTGGTCTTACGCCAGACGCTACCTTCTGTAGGAAACCTTCGACGTTACTTGAAATTGCCATTTGTTTTTAACCTCTTAGAGCTTATTTATTGTAACGATGTTATAATCAGCGTCCGACTACTTCGCTGAAACTTACGCCAGTTCTAGTTGCTGTAAATGTTACAGTAACATAGTTGATCGAGCGAGTTGGTTTCAGGAATAGTTCAGCAACAAACTCATTGCGATCAATGACATCAGGTGTGTTGTTGGAAGTGTCGCAGACAACCAGATAATCCTGGAGTCCTTGTCTTGCCTGAACTTCACTTAGATATGCATTGACTGCAGCAGAGAAGTTGGAACGAGTCAGTTCGTCGTTGAGTTCAAAGAGAACTCCCTTAGCAAGTCCTTCAACTCTCTTCTCAATGTTGAGGAAGAGACGGCGAACATTGATTCTGTCGAATGCGGAAGGAGATGCAAGTGCAGTCTTATCACCGTAAAGAACGATGCCACTGCCAGCAACAGAAACAATTGGGTTGATTCTTGCGCTGTAAAGTTCGTCTCTATCTGCCTTAGTTGGGTTGTATGCAAGCTTGATAGCGTTGCGAACACCACCTCTGGATAAACCAGCAGGAGAGAACCAATCATCTAGAGCGGCAGAGGTTGAAACACATAGACCAGCAATATCACCATTGCAAGGAATGTAACGATACTTGTCGTTGAAGCGGTCGTACATGTACTTGTAACCACTGTCAAATACAGCGTAGGAAGTAGAAGTCATTCCAGCAAAGAATGCTAGAGTGTTTTCTTTCTGCTGTACTTTGTTCAGAGCACCAGCATTACCGATTTGGTTTCCTCTGTAAGGAGAGATGAATGCAATAGAGTCTCTGCGTCCTGCTGCAACAGCAATTGCCTTAGCAGCTTTTGCTTTGGTGTCTGTCTCGTTAGCACCAGATCCACCCATGAGGATAAAGTCAGCGCGAACATTTTCTGCATCAGCAAACTCGTCATATGCAGCAGAGATTTCACCAGCAGTGTATGCGTAGTCGTCAGTACCACCAGATAGACTTGTTTCCAAAGCACCACCAAGTGCCATAGCACCAGTAGTAGCATCAGATCCAGCATACCAACCAGCACCAGTAGTTACAGGAGATAGTCCTGCACCATGGAAGACATACTCAGACTGCTCATTTAGAACAGACTTGAAGTAAGCGTTAGCACCTTCAGCACTCTTCGCATCGGAAAGTTTAGAGAGATATGTTAGACGCTCTACGACTGTGTTAGCAGCACCAGTAACAGCGCCAGTTACATCAATAACTGCCACATGAACTTCGTCCTTGCTGATGTTATTAGCAGCAGCGAAACCAGATGTTCCAGGACGAGGACCGATAGCGGATAGTTTCAATCCAGTACCAGCAATTTCAGTGTTTGTATACCAGTCAGAAACTGCAGAAACTGCAATCTGAGTGTCAGTAACAGAAGCAACATCGAAGGTTGCGTCAGCACCACCACCAGAAACGGTTACAGTATCACCAACTAGGTATCCAGTACCACCAGCAACGATTGTTACTCCAGTAACTGCACCCTCTACAGTGTCAACAGTAAATGTTGCACCGCTGTTACCACCAGCAATAGAGATTGTATCTCCAACTGTGTATCCAGTTCCAGGTGAGTTGAGTACGACAGATGTGACAACACCAGTTGTAACAACAACATCAACTGTCAAACCAGAACCAGTACCACCTGTGGTAGCAATGTTAGCACCCGTTGCATAAGATGCACCGCCAGATGCTAGTGTAATTGTTTGAGGAACACCAACTGCAACTGCAACATCAACAGTTAGACCAGATCCAGAACCACCAGTGGTAGCAGCAGCGGATGCTGCTTGGTATCCAGTACCACCGACTAGAGTCGTGGTGCTTGCTGCGATACCAGTGTCAGGAATGTCTAGTTGATCAGCGGTTGTGAGTCTAGTTGTACCATCGAGAGCAACTGCAGCGGTTAGAGTAGCAGCGTCATAGCTGAGAACTCTACCAGTTGCACCACCAACGAAGGTTAGTTGACTATCAACTGCAATACCAGCAGGAGCAGCACCGAAGGTGACATACTGGTCAGCACCAGCGTCAACTACAACAACCTTCAGAGCGGAACCCCATGCGCCTGCAGAGCGTGCTACAAACTTTTTAGATGTGCCTGTGCCGCCTTCCCAATCTGCCTCGTTTCTGACTAGGACACCAGCCCCATCATCAGCAGCGTTTAGAGCACCTGTCTCTGCTCTAACGACAGCGAGTTGACCACCATATCCTAGGAACTCAGATGCAACGAACCAATCTTCTGCGTTAGCATCAGAAGGCTTACCGAATACTGAGAGTAGATCCTTTTGGGAAGATACATTTACAACTTCTCCAATTGGTCCTTTCTGGAATGTGGAGGCGAATGCACCAGTAATACTAGATGTATTGACAATTACTGCATTCGACAGGTCTCGTTCTCTTAGAACAACACCAGGCGAGATTTGACTTGCCATGTTTAGACTCCTATTGAATGTCCAATTAATCTAAAAATATTTATGAATAGGAGTATTTTCAGAGGGGAAACAATGCATGAACATACTACCAGTCAGGATACTCCCACTTTGCAGTATCGGACTTTCTCTTACTTAAAATTCTTTTCTTAGTACACTCCTTACATTCATATGAATATGCAGATCGCATATTTTTTTTATGTTTGCGAATCAAATAATAGTCTGTAAGAAGATCTTTGGTTTGTCCACATGTCCTACATTTTCTCTCTGTAAAAAGAAGGTGGTCCAGACTGAATTGATCTCCAATATCCATCAGTAGTTCCACATATAGGATACTTCTTCCTGAGTTGTGCCGTACCACACAGTTCCGTCGTCATCCACGAAGGTATCGTCACCCAAGCCGTCATCAACAAACCCAAAAGGAGCCATATCTTGTTCAATTTGATTTCTTTGTTCTTCATAAATTCTCCTACGGATGTCCTGGTCGGTCATCTCTTTAAAGTATTCTTGCATGACTAACCATGCAAATAATACCATGCACATAACTAAGTCATCATGGTATCCTTCGTCTGCTTCCCACGCTTGTTTCTTCTGCACAAATGTAGTTAGCTCTTGGAAGATCTGGAAGTCATTGAACAACAACTTGTCTTCCTCAACGATTGCTTTTAAGTTAGCACAACCAATCTTCTTGACGGTCACACTCATCTTAACACCTAATTGTGTTTTGTTTCCTGAGAATCCTTGTCCGACGACTTGTCCTGCTCTACCGCGCATAGCGCACATAAGAACATTAGGATATTCCAAATCGTAGTTAAGAGTAGCAGCAATACTATCGCCAATGTCGTTTACCTCTACTAGGATGTATGGCATGTTATACTGCTTGGCAACCTTAAAGATTACCGAGGGAAACATGACAGGTTTGATTTCATTATCTCTGAACTTCGCAACAATTTTATACGGAACAGTGGTAATGTCAAACACGACGAAAGCACTGTAGTCACCACCGATACCTCTGGCAACATCAACAGTAATAATATATTCGTTACCCTCTTGTGCTCTTTCGTAGATATCAAGTCCTGCATTGCTAGCAATTGGATCGTGGAATGGTATAGTCTGTAGTTTCGATGGACTGATTAATGTGTCAGCAGAACCAAGGAAGTCACACTCAAATTCCTGTGCGAACTGTCTTGGTGATGTGTTTTTAATTGTTTCTTCTTTCCACTTGGCATCCCTTCCAGGGACCTGCGACCAGTGTACTTCGTTTGTGATATAATCATTCTTGCCTCTCCTAGCATCCTCCCACATTTTGTAGAAGTGATTCATGCCATTAGGCGTGGAGATGATTATGACTTTCGTTGATTTACCAGACGTAATAGTAGGATAAACAGAGGCAAAGAATTGCTCTGCAACATGGTTTGGAACGA